CAGTCGACCCTGCATTGTGGACGTAAATCCACTCCTGCGTGCCCTGGTCGAGCAGTTCTACGGTGAGAACTGTCCCGAGCCGGACTTCAGGGTTTGCAGCGACGCTCGCGGAGGTGACGGCCATCAATCAGCCCTGGCAGTTGACGAAGACGGTGAGCGTTCCGCCACTAGCGCGCCCTGCGAGAGTGTTTCCGCAAGCCGAGTCTGTGACAGCAGCCGCATGAGTCACGTCGCCGCTTGCCGCGAGAACGAGGCCTACGTTGGCGTTCACAGTGGCCGTCGAGGTAGCCGTCCCGATGCCCTTACGAAGCAGGAAGCCGTAAGAGCCGTCCGGGATGGCGTACACCGACAGTCCGACAGCCTGCGCGGGGTTAATCGCACCGGCAGCGGCGACGTTGTACGTCGCAGTACCTGCCTTACGGGTTGCCATCTTCGCGACCGGCACCTCGGAACCACTGTCGTTGTAGACGTAGATCCAAGTCTGGAGTCCGTTGTCGCCGTCAGGGACGGTCAACTCGAAGCCCAGAGGGCACTGCTGGTCCGTGGTGACGGTAGAGGGGCTAATGCCCGCTGCGGTGAATCCCATGATGGCCTCCTACGGCGTGGCGGCGCCGGTGATGGCGAAGTTGGCCCGACGCTGGTTCGTGTGAAGACCCATCATCAGGACGATTTCGTAGCGGTAGAGGTCCTGGTCCGGGATACGGAACGGACCGCGAACGGCGAAGTCACCCTTCGTCTCCTTGGACGCGTCGTGGCCCAGGGTGAAGGAGTACCAGCACGGGGTCTTGAACCCGTAGATGACACCGTCAGCCGTGGCCGCCAGGGCCGCGTCCGTCGTTGCCGTACCAGCAGCGCCGGTGCCGCCAGAAGCGAACGTGGCAGCCGCGATGTCGATGGCGTCGTCGAGGTAGAAGTCCGCGTTGAGGAACTTCACGCCCTGACGAACCTGACCGGGGGCCTTGTCGCCCTCGACCTTGGTGACGCGCACCTGGTCGTCCAGGTCCTCGATGTAGTTGAGGTAGGACTGCTCGTCGCCGATCATCAGGTCGACATCGCCGAGCGTCTTGCCCTCGCGGGAAGCGGCGAAGTACGCCTTGCGCATCTGCGCACGACCGTCGACAGCGAAGGACGTGATGTCCTCGTACTGGTTGAACCAGCCGTCGATAGCATCCGACGTGGCGCCCTGACTGTTGAGGTCGTGGACCTTGTTCTGCTGGCTGGCAGCCGCGCGGAACGAGAAGAAGCCGTCGCGGGCAGTGCCGTCCGGGTTGAACTTCACGTTGCCGTTGAAGGTACAGAACGAGCCAACGCCCGAGCCGTTGCCCGTGCCCATCTGCTTGGCGATGCGCTCGTGGAAGTCGGCCAGGGCCAACTCCGGGTAGTGCTGGAGGATGCGGGCGAGGTCCATCTCGCCGTTGGCCTCAGCCAGGTCCTTGCCAGGAACGTCGAACGCGTAGATCAGTCGCGGAGCGACGACCTGACCGCGATGCGCGTTCTGTGAACGGCCACCGGCGATGATCTCGGAACCGGTGTTGACGTGCGTGACGGTACCAGGACCGCCAGTGACGACCGCGAACTCACGACGCGGACCCTTCAGGGCCGCGCGATCCATGTTTCCGCCATCGAGTACCTTGTCGAGCAGCGGGTGCCACTTGACGAACAGCTCAGAGTACGCCGGCATCAACTCGTCGAGAGCAGTCGCCAGAACGTCAGGAGAGATAGGCATTACCGCCCCCTCTTACGTGGGTTGAGTGCGAAGCGTGCAGCTTGCGAACGAAGATCCTTGAACGAGGTGGCTTCCACCTTATCAGGCAGGGCCATCTGTTCGCTCGAACGCGCCTGGGAAGTAGCCCCAGACGTGAGCGAGGCCCCTGGTCGCGGGGCTGAAGGGCTCTCCGCCCCTCCTGATAGGCGCAACGCGTATTCGTCAGGAACACCGTCCGCCTTGGCCTGCCGTGCTGCATTCAGCGCGGCAGCAGGGAGACGCGCCGCCGTAGCCGCCGTCTCCATCTCCCAGCCCTCGTCGAGAAGCGCGACGAACGTAGCAGCCAGGTTGTCGTCCTCGAACAGGTCGGCGTTCTCGGACTTGAACCACTTGGCGTACTGCTCGGCCTCGCGCTCAATCGTGGCCTCGACATTGGACTGGTAGTCCTTGTACGTCTTCTCCAACTCGCCGTACTTGGACTCCCACTCGGTCGTCGCCGTACCTTGCGCCTCTTCAAGCTCTTTGATCTTGGAAGCGTACTCGGCGACGCGTGGGTCTTCCTTGCCCTCTAGGAGCGAGTTGTACAACTCCTTCAGGGACTTGGCATCGTCCACCATCGAAGCGGCCTTGTCGTCGGCCCACTTCTGGTAGTACGTCTGCATCGGCGTGGCCCAGCCCCGGACTTGCTCCGGGAGGTTGTCGACCTCACCTTTCCAGTCGTCCCATCCGAACTCGTCTGCGGAGGGAAAAGCAGCAGGCTGCTCCGATGTCTCTTCACGAACTTCGGATTCAGATGCACTACCCTCGACAGGAGCAGCTGCTGCTTCCGGCGCTGCCTCGACAGGCGCCTCGGTTTCCTCGGACTCCATCAAGCCTCCTTTCCGTCAGCATTACGAGCAGCCGTAATGCGGAACACTGCGAGCTGGGCTCGGGGAGACTTGCCTTTCTCGAAGACAGACTTGGGCTTGCCGTCGTACTCTTCGCCCTCGTCGTCCTCGTCGTCCTCGTCTTCGTCGTAGTCCGTCTTCATGACCAAGTCGTACCCGTGCTCGTCCAGAAGTTCCCGCAGGTCTGCCTCGGAGGCAGGCGGGTCTTCCTTCAGGTCACGCAGTAGTTCGTTCATCATTGGCATAGACGGCTCTCTAGGACGTGTGTACTAGACGAAAACTTTGTTGTCAATCTCTCCCCGTTGCTTTGCCTTCTCTACCCGACGCTTCTCGTGCTGCTGGGCCAGGTCACGGTAGCCGCGTCGCTTGGCAGTACTTTCTGCCTTCTCTCGGACCGTATCTACGTGCTTTCGCCACGACGTAGAGTCGGCACTCATCATATCCCAGCCTGGGTTCTGCTTCTTGTACTCGCGAAGCTCGGACGCAGACTCGAACGTGCGCCCAATCTGGCCCACCTTGAGGGGCTTGGACGGCATCGGCCCCACCGTCATCACCGCCCCAATCCGGATGGTGATGGAACTGTGGCACTCGGGACAGACTGCGTTGTCGACCTTGGCCAGCGGGATGAACATGTCGGTGAAGTAGCCGCAGCCACCGTTGCAGCGGAAGTCGTACAGAGGCATCAGACAAGCCCGTAGTCGCGAAGAGCCATCAGAGCCGTCTCCAGGTCGAGCGGCTGAAGGGGTACTGCCTGCTGGCGGCGGCGAAGCGGGTTGTAGCCCGACGCTGCCTTGCGGCGGTTCATGTAGCGCGGCATCAGTTCGAGGTTGGCCAGGTTGTTCGAGCCCCCATTAGACAGGGCCTGCTTGTGGTCGACCTCGATGCCTGTCGGCAGTTCCATGCCCAGGGCTGTCTCCGCGTTCTTCCGTGCCTGGTTCCGCGCAGAGCGCAGAGCAATCTGCTCAGGCTTCCCGTGGAAGTCGGCGTACTCCTTCTTGTAGTTACGCGGCTTCCCGTTCTTCAGAGCTGGGGCCTTCTTTGTACGCCTCATTTCTTACTCCCTGGGAAGCCGGGACCACCCAGAGGCGTCACTGGCTTCGGTAGCTCGATGCCAGGAGGAAGCCCCCCGGCTACGATGTTGTCCTCGCCCATGCGGGCTCCTACCGTTTCCTCCTCGGGAGGAGCGGGTGGGAGCGGACCAGCCGGTGCCTGTCCCTCTTCCGGGGGCGGTGCCTGCTGCTGACCTGGGGGGGCTAGAATGTCACGCATCCCGAGCAGGTCAAGCAGCTTGTTAATGAGCTTGGTCTTGTCCACCGCAGGGCTTTCGAGAAGCAGCGGCATGTACTGCTGGAGCTTCTGAAGCTGCACGAGTCGGTGGTTTTCGGTCGGACTGTACGGGATGGCGATGTAGTCGAAGTCCAGAGGCTTCTCGGCGGGGTTGCGCCGGGGCCGCATGGCCAGCGTCTGCCGCGTCACCTGGAGCACTTCCTGGCTGTCCGTGAGCCGGATGGGCAGCACCGTGTTGGGCGGCAGAAACTCTTCGTAGAGCCCCACAACCTTCTGGGAGTTGTTGTCGACACAGTCTTCGATCATCTTGATGCGGCGACCGTTGCGGGTACGCGTGGCCGTGTCAGCCAGTGCCACCTCGGTAGCAACGTCAGCCACACCGACGACACCACGGCTGTACTGCGGGATGCCCAGGATGAACTCGATGCCCGTGTTGCAGCGGTCCCGCATCTCACGGAACTCGGGGCTGAAGCTCGGCACAGGCGTCTGGCCGATGATGTCACGCAGCGGTGCGTTGGCCTTGCCCTCGACGTTAATCATCGAGCCCGGCTGGTTAGCTTCCCGCAGCGCGCTCATCAGGGCTTCGGGGTTGTCGACCAGCGCGGTGTTCACCATCATCACAGGCGTCGAGGTGTGGGCGTGCCACAGTTCGAGCGTGTCAATCTCGTTGAGACGTTCCTGCGAGGAAGCGATGAGCTTGATGTCTGACAACCCGCCGAGGTCCGTCATGTTCTCGTTGAACGTGACCAGCGAGAACGGGTTGCGGACGTAGCGGTAGGGCAACTCGCCCTCGAAGAGCGGGTCTTCGATGTCCTCAAGGATGTGGTAATACTTGTCCGACTCGAAGTCGTAGACTTCGTAGACGGTCACCCACTTGTAGACCTCAAGGCTGGCCTCGTTCACCATCGCGCGGTCGCGAACGTAGTCCTTGAGCCACGTCGGGTAGCCCCCGTAGTACGCCTTCTTCGCAACTGCCGGGTCGTACTGCGACGGACGCCCATCGCTCCGAGGCTCCGAGCGTGCCTTGAACTCCTCTCTGGTGAGAACGGTCGTCTCCACCAGGTACCGGATGTCGTCGAACTTCTTCGCCGACATGTCGAAGAAGATGGCACGTGGGTCCACGTCGAAGATTTGCACGGACTCCCGCTTGAAGTCCCACACCGCCTTGGTGAAGCCCCGACCGCAGATGGACGCGTTGGTCGCCGTCTTCCACAGCGTAGCGTGCATGTTGTTCCGCTGAA